AGAACAGATAGAACAGATGTTATATTACTTAAACTTAAAAAGTAAAAAAAATATATAAGATAAGTAATATAAGAGAACTGTCCAAAGATGTGTTCTATCTGTTCTACACATTGAAAAGCCTTGATATTTCAGGAGTTTTCACAGAACAGATGTGTGAAAGGATGTGTGCTACATAGTGACTGATAAGGAACTTTCCCAGCGGGCTAAAGAATATTTTGCCCAAATCCGAAAAACTGACCGACTGATCCAGCGGTTGACAGATACAGTGAATACCCTTCGATCCGGGTTGACCAGTCAAAGCTATGAACTGAAGCCTGACAAGGTTCAGACTTCCGGGCCAAAAGACACTTTAGGGGAAACCATTGCAAAAATCATGTCCCTTGAAGATGATATTAACACCCGGATTGATGAACTTGTGACCATGAAGAAGGAAGCCTTCAGCATGATCAGCAAAGTTCCTGACCTTGACCAGCAAAATGTTCTTGTAGGCCGGTATATCCAACTGAAAAAGTGGGAAGATTTAGCCGCTGAATTTGAGTACACCACCCAATGGCTTTTTGAAATTCACGGGAAGGCTTTACTTGCTTTTGCCAAGGAAAATGCCGATTTCTTGAAAGAACCGAGTAAAGTTTAGTTTCACCTGTTGAAAGTTTAGTGTTTTTTCGGCTATCATATAAAGTGAAAAAGCGTCCGAGGGGGAACCTTCGGCGCTTTTCTTTTGATTTCAAAGGGGGTGAATACCTTGACCAAGAAGCAAAAGCGGTTTGTTGAAGAATATCTGATTGACCTGAATGCAACGCAAGCGGCAATTCGGGCCGGGTATTCACCTGATACCGCACAACAGATGGGTTCTGAAAACCTGTCAAAACCTGTGATTAAAAATGCTATTGACAAGGCTATTGCAGAGCGGAGCCGCCGAACCGGTATCAATCAAGATCGGGTGATTCAGGAAATCGCAAAATTGGCGTTTCTGAACCCCATTGATGTAATTGACATGGATGAAGCCACCATCAAAGGTGAAGCCAACCGGGATGATACCGCCTGTATTGCTTCTGTCAAAGTGAAGGTGATTCCCGGTGAAGATGGGAATATCACTGAACGAGAGGTTAAGACCTACGACAAGTTGAAGGCCCTTGAATTGTTGGGCAAACATCTTGGAATGTTTACCGACAAACTGAAAATGGAAGGGAATGTTCCCGTGGTTATCATGGGGGATGATCAACTTGAAGATTAACCCCAAGGCCAAGGTGATCCGCCTTCCTGAAGTGGTGGGCAAAGGGTACAAGACCTTTTGGAACTTCAAAGGCCGCTACCGGGTTTGTAAGGGGAGCCGTGCAAGCAAGAAATCCAAAACCACGGCCCTGAACATCATCAAGCGGATGATGCAATACCCGGAAGCTAATACCCTTGTGGTTCGCAAAGTATTCAGAACCTTAAAGGATAGCTGTTTCACAGAATTGAAGTGGGCAATCAACCGGCTTGGGGTTCAGGCTTATTGGGAAATCAAGGAAAGCCCCCTTGAAATGACCTATGTTCCCACCGGTCAGAAGATTTACTTCCGGGGCCTTGATGATCCCCTGAAGGTTACTTCCATTACGGTTGAAATTGGGTATTTGTGCTGGTGCTGGATTGAAGAAGCCTATGAAATCACCAATGAAGATGATTTCAATATGCTTGATGAAAGTATCCGTGGCGCTATCCCGGAAGAAACCGGCCTGTTCAAGCAAATTACCCTAACCTTCAACCCGTGGAATGAAAAACACTGGATCAGAAAGCGGTTCTTTGGAGAGATTACCGGCAAGGATGCCCAAGGGAACCCCACATACCGTTTCCATGATAGCTGGACTTCCCCGGATGGGCAGATTTACGCCACCACCACCAATTACCTGTGTAATGAATGGCTGGATGAAGCTGACCTGAAGGTTTTTCAGACCATGAAGGAAACCAACCCCCGGCGCTATAAAGTGGCTGGCCTTGGTGGTTGGGGCATTGTGGATGGCCTGATTTATGAGAACTGGCGGGAAGAACTGTTCAACCCGGCTGAAATCAGCGCCAAGGATGGCGTGAAATCTGCCTTCGGCCTTGATTTTGGCTATACCAATGACCCCACGGCGCTTTTCTGTGGGCTGGTGAGTACAGCAGAAAAAACCATTTGGGTTTTCGATGAACTGTATAAAAAGGCCCTGACCAACCGGGCCATTTGCGAACAAGTCACAGTGATGGGCTATGCCAAGGAACGGATTAAGGCCGATTGTGCAGAACCCAAGAGCATTGACGAATTGCGGGAAGCTGGCCTTCAGCGTATCAGAGCCGCCCGGAAGGGCAAGGACAGCGTGAACAATGGCATTCAGTACATTCAGGATTACACCATCATCATTCATCCCCGGTGTGTGAACTTCATTACTGAAATTTCAAATTACACTTGGGCTGAAGATAAGTTTGGGGCCAAGATCAATACCCCCATTGATGATTTCAACCACCTGATGGACGCTATGCGTTACGGGCTGGAAGATATGTTGGTTGGCCCCGCCTTCAGCTTCGACTAATAACATGATAGTAACAAAACACACGAAAAACACACGGTTTCCGTGTATTTGCGTTTATTAAGCAATGAAGAAAGGCGGTAAGTGAATATGTTTCTGGATAACGCTATGGAGCGTATCAACCGCCTGATCCTTCAGGGTGGGCGAACCGGCATGACTGAAAATCAGTTCTTCGCCGCTGAAATCAAGGAATGGAAGAATAGTCAGCGCCGCAAGGATCAGGTTATGGGTGATCTGTACTATGAAGGACAGCATGACATTCTTCAGCGTCAGCGCACAATCATTGGTGAAAACGGTCAACTTCAGGTGGTGACGAACCTTCCGAACAACCGCCTGATTGATAACCAATATGCTCTGATGGTGGATCAGAAAACTAACTACCTTGTGGGCAAGCCCTTCACCTTGAACTGTCAGGATAAGGGTTACACGGATGCTTTGGGCAAGGTTTTCAACAAACGGTTTTACCGGCTTCTGAAATATGTCTGTGAAGATGCCCTGAACGGTGGCCTTGGCTGGCTTTATCCTTACTACAATGAAGCTGGTGAATTGTCCTTCAAGCATTTCCCGGCCTATGACATTCTCCCTTTTTGGGCTGACGATGATCACACCATCCTTGATTGTGCGATTCGTTACTACACCCAAGAAGTGTGGAACGGCTACCAGAAGGAAAAGGTTGAGAAGGTGGAAATCTTCAAAGCCGATGGCATTTACCGGTATATCTATCAGAATGATATGCTGATTGCCGATGTGGAAGCCGGTGAACACGAAAACTATTTCATGGTTGAGGAAGAAGGCCAAGAACCCAAGGGGTTCAACTGGACAAGGATTCCGCTGGTTCCCTTCAAGTATAACAAACAGGAAATCCCCCTGATCCGCCGTGTGAAAACCCTTCAGGACGGAATCAACACCATGATTTCCGACTTTGAAAACAATATGCAAGAGGACGCACGGAACACCATTCTGGTTCTGAAGAACTATGACGGTGAAAATCTTGGTGAGTTCCGCCACAACCTTTCCACCTATGGAGCCGTGAAGGTTCGTGAGGATGGCGGGGTTGAAACCCTTCAGGTTGAAATCAATGCAGAGAACTACAAGGGCATTTTGGAACTTCTGAAGAAGTCCTTGATTGAAAATGCCCGTGGCTACGATGCCAAGGATGATCGTTTGAGTGGCAACCCCAATCAGATGAACATTCAATCCATGTATTCTGACATTGACCTTGACGCAAACGGCATGGAAACCGAGTTCCAAGCGGCCTTTGAAGAACTGTTGTGGTTCATCAATCAGGATTTCAGCAACCGGGGCTTGGGCGATTATGAAGGTGCTGAACTTCAGATCGTGTTCAACCGTGACATTCTGATCAATGAAACGGAATCCATTGAAAACTGTGCCAAGTCCGTTGGTATTCTGTCCACGGAAACCATTGTGGAACAGCACCCGTGGGTTACGGATGTTGAAGTGGAGCTGGCCCGGTTGCGTAAGGAAAAGGAAGAAGCTATGGCACAGGCACAGGAATACGCCGGGGCCTTCCAGACCGGCAACCCGAACCAAGGTGATAATGGTGGGGGCGAATAACCCCCGCCGTTTCACAATATACGCCGGGGCAGACATTGAGTGTGGCGGGGTGCTATTACTCCTACCCGCCAAAGGGTGAAATTCCCTTCCCCGGCCCATCATGGCCCGTTGGTCAAGCGGTTAAGACACCGCCCTTTCACGGCGGTAACGCCGGTTCGATCCCGGCACGGGCTACCATGCTTCCCTGTTGGACTTGGCTGAAAATGCTTGCGGGGCCTTCAGCCCTGATGGGGAAGTCTTATTTGCTGAAGTGGATGGAATAGGCAGACACGGCGGATTCAAAATCCGTTGCCGCAAGGCGTGTGGGTTCAAATCCCACCTTCAGCACCATGGCGGGGAGCGTTTCGGGTGATGCGTCCTTGCTCCAAAATAATATAAGCTGTGGCCCATAAAAACAGTTCATCTTTGGTAACTGGTACTTGCCATTGATGCCCCGGTGCAATTCCGGTTGGGCTTATATTGGGGTGTAGCCAAGAGGTAAGGCAAGGGGTTTTGACCCCCTGATCCGTTGGTTCGATTCCAACCATCCCAGCCATTTTTCAGGATTGGAGGAACCGCCCATGAGAAATGCGGACTATTGGCGTGGACGGTTTTCCATCTTGGAGGACAGCGCCCACCGAGAAGCCCAGCGAACCATTCAGGACATGGAAGAACTGTATTTGGATGCCCAGCGTTTAGTTCAGAAGGAAATTGAAAGCTGGTATGCCCGTTTTGCGGTGAACAACCAAATCAGCCTGACCGATGCCCGGAAATGGTTGACCGCTGGACAGCTTGAAGAATTTCATTGGAGTGTTGAACAGTATATCAAGATCGGTGAACAGGCCGGGTTGGATGCGGCATGGCTGAAGAAGCTGGAAAATGCGTCCGCCCGGTTCCACATTTCCCGCCTTGAAGCTGTTCAGACAGGTATTCAGCAACAGCTTGAATTGCTGTACGGCAATCAGGTTGATAGTCTGGATGCCCTGTTGAAGAAGGTTGTGGGTAACGGCTACACCCACACAGCCTTTGAGGTTCAGAAGGGCGTGGGCCTTGGTTGGGATATTACCGGGCTGGATCAGAAAAAACTTGAAACTTTGCTTTCAAAGCCTTGGACAACGGACGGGCGAACCTTCCGGGATCGCTGTTGGTTGAACAAGAATGATCTGGTGGGTTCGGTTAGCAAGAGCCTGACGCAAGGGCTTCTTCGGGGTGATTCCCCGGCCAAGATCGCCACGGCCATTCAGAAGCAGTTCGGGGTTCATCGGTATAAGGCGGGGCGATTGGTCAACACCGAAACCACCTATTTCAACGCCGTTGCCACCAAGGAATGTTACAAGGATTTGGATGTTGAAATGGTGGAAATCATTGAAACGCTGGATTCCCATACCTGTTCCATTTGTGGTGGGCTTGATGGTAAGGTGATCCCTATTTCCCAATATGAACCCGGCGTGACTGTGCCGCCGTTCCACCCCAACTGTCGAGGAACTACGGCCCCGGCCATTGATCCCAAGTATGCCGGTGAAAGAGCCGCCCGGAACGCTAATGGGGATGTGTACTATGTTCCCGCCAACATGAAATATGCTGATTGGAAGAAGGCTTTTGTGGATGGTGGAGCCAAGACCGGGTTGACCCTTGCTGTTGCTGGTGATATAATCAAATCGAAATCACAAGCAGATGGAGGTTCCGGGGTGCATACGGTAGGCCATATTGATATTGAAACATACCGTTGCATTACGGATGATATAACCACTGATGAAGTGATTATCACTTCGGAACGGATTCAGCATATTCAGGAACGGCACCCCGGAGCTTATGAAAAAATCAAAGATTTCCTTCAGGCGGCTTTGGATGATCCTGATTATATTCTGGAAGATAAGAACCCCAACACAGGCTTGATTTTGAAAGCGATTAAAGAAAATGGATTGCGATTCCAAATGGTATTAAGGGTTCATACTTCTGTGGATAATCCGGGGTTCAAGAATTCAATCATTTCTGGTTGGGATATTAGTGAATCCCGTTGGGAAAACTATGTGAATAACAAAAAGATTCTTTACAAGCGGGAATAATCCTGCTATACTTTAGATAGGATAAGAAAGGGCTTTGAGGTGGTAAAATTCGTTGCGACCACACGCCGATGGTATGACAGGGGGAAACCCCGAGAGATGCGGGAGATGCGACGCCCGCCAAAGCCCATCTTAAAGGGACTATGGAAACATAGTCCCTTTTCTTATGCCTGAAGGGGGGGGGGCAAATCACCACCCCCCCCCTTAAATAGAAAATTTTCAAAAAACCCCTTGACTTTTGCCCGTACACAAGTTATTATATTTGTACGGGCAAAAGTGAGGTGATAAGATGTCCCCAAGAACCGGAAGACCAACCAGCAACAAGAAAACTGAACGGCTGGAAATTCGGCTTACACCTGAAGAAGCACAAGATTTACAAGAATGCGCAGATCGGTTGAATGTAAGCAAGACAGAGGTTATTAACAAAGGCGTTCAGTTGGTGAAAGCTGAATTGGACAAAGAATAAGGGTTTCGGCTACCCGCTAAAGCACACCGAAACCCTTATAGCCCAGAGGTTTCCCAACTGGATAAATCCATTCTATCACAGTTGGGAACTTCTATCAAGTGAAAATTGATGGAGGTTTATATGGAAAAGCTGATCAAGAGCATTGAAGGCGTACACCCCGGTAAGTATGACCTTCGCAGGAATGAACTGGATGAACTCTATGACGCATATCATCACGACACTTTCAAGCTGATTGCCGTGGTGTTCAAGCTGGGCTTTGCCCGTGGTCAGAAGGCGGTGAAGAAGGCATGAAGGAGCTTCAGGTATTCACCAACCCCGAATTTGGACAGGTACGAACCGTGACCATTGAGGAAGAACCGTGGTTCGTGGGCAAGGATGTGGCGGTTGCCTTGGGGTATGAACAGCCCCGTGATGCAGTTTACAGGTTGGTTGACCCGGAAGATAAAGGTGTCGGTGAAATCCAGACACCTTCAGGAAAGCAGAAAATGACCATCATCAATGAATCCGGCTTGTATGGACTGATCTTCGGAAGCAAGCTGGAAAGCGCCAAACGCTTCAAGCATTGGGTGACGCATGATGTTCTTCCCGCAATCCGCAAGACTGGAACCTATTCCGTAAACCCCAAAGCAAGAGCCTTGACCACTGACGATTACATGAAGGCGGCGCAGTTGGCCGCCACCTGTCGGAATGAACGGCTTCCCTATGTGCTTGGTTTTTTGGAACAAGCGGGGTTCAACATCCCGGAAGTGACTACACCACCCCCGGCTGACGATGGCCCGATTGACTGCACTATGATTCAAAAACTGATGGATGCGGCGGGTGTCACCCAAGATGAACTTTCCCGGCGCACGAACATTTGTAAAGCGTCTTTGAGCTATTACCGGCGTGGCATTCATAAGCCGCCCCGTGAACGCTATCAAATCATTATCAACGCATTAACTTAATTTGTTGATTGAACCACCCCGGCCTTCGGGCCGGTGGTGGTTTTTTCATACCCATTCGCCGTTTCCCGGTTGTGGGCGGTAAACAGAACCGGAAAAATCGTGGTTCCTAACCCACGGTAAAAAAGGATTTTGGAGGTAACAACAATGACTAAAGAAAAGCTGTTGGAATGGGGCCTGACTGAAGAACAGGCCACAAAGGTTATGGAGGGCTTGAACGGTTCCTTCGTCACCAAGGCCCGGTTCAATGAGGTCAACACCGAACTGACCGCCGCCAAGAACACCATCAAAGAGCGTGACACCCAGCTTGAGACGCTGAAGAAGGCTTCTGGTGACACCAAGGCCCTTCAGGATCAGATCACCCAGCTTCAGGCCGACAACAAGAAGAAGGACGATGATCACGCCGCAGAACTGAAGAAACTGAAAATCAGCAATGCGGTTGAACTGGCCCTGAGTAGTGCGAGGGCCAAAAACAATATCGCTGTTAAGGCGCTGTTGGCTGATTTCATCGGCAAGGCTGAATTGGCGGAGGATGGAACCGTTAAGGGCCTTGATGCTGAAGTCAAGAAGCTGGTAGAGGGTAAGGAAACGGCTTTTCTTTTTGAGAAGTCCACCGGCACCAAGTTCAAGGGGGCCAAATCCGCTGAAAAGGGTGATGGCGCTGAAGGCGGCATGACCCTTGAAAAGCTGAAGGCCATGAACCCCTTGGATCGCTACAACTATTCCGTCAACCATCCTGACGAATACAAAGAACTTTATGGAGGTAATGAGTAATGGCAAACACTGTCTATGATAACTTTTTCCTGTCCAATGAAATTGAAGATCAGTACCAGAGCCACCTTGATCTTCAGCAGTTTTGCACCGTGGACAACAACCTGACCGGCGTTGCTGGCATGGTTCGCAAGATTCACAAGTACAAGGCCACCGATGGCACCGAGAAACTGACGATGGGCAACGGCAACACCAAGACCATTGAAGCCGGTTACACCGAGAAGGAATACCGGATTCAGATGGCACAGAACCGTTTCCAGTATTATGACGAGGAAGCCATGACCGATCCTATGGTGATCACCACCGGCACCCGTCACGCTGGTACGGATATGTTCAACACCGTGAACGCTGACATTTTCAGCGCTTTCAACGAGGCCACCATGACCATTGTGACCACCGCCCTTGGCTTTGATGCCTTTGTGGATGGTGCGGCCATGCTGAATCTGGAAAACCTTGAAGGTGTGACCATCTTCGGCTTCGTCAACCCCGCTGATATAGCGAAACTTCGCAAGGCCCTGAAGGACGATCTGAAGTATGTGGAAGCATACGCCAAGCAGGGCTATGTTGGCACCGTGGGTGGTATCAACATCTACACCAAGAAGAACGCCGAAACCGGCAAAGTGGTCATTGCCACCAAGGAAGCTGTTACCCTGTTCAACAAGAAGGGTACGGAAGTGGAACAGGAGCGTGAAGGCAACATCCGCCGCAACACGGTTTATTCTCGCAAGTATTACCTTGCGGCCATGACCAATGAAGCCAAGGCGGTTAAGATCATCGTGGGTTCTGCCAAGACCACCGCTGATGAAACTGTTCAGAGCAATAAGGTTTATTACAAGCCTTCCGGCATTGGCTATGTGGTTGGAACCCCCAAGACCAACCCCAAAACTGAAGGCTTCTACGAGATTACGGCGGCGTAAGGAAGGCGGTGATCCCCGTTGCGTGATCAAGTGATTTCCATGCTTACGGCCCTTGGCGTAACGGGGGCCGCTACTGATCCGCTGTTGGATATGGTTTTGACCAATGTTCAATGGCGGATCAAAAATCTTTCCAACCTTTCCGAAATCCCGGAGGGGTTGGAAAGTCTGGCCGTTTCTATGGCCGTGGGCGAATACCTGAACATGAAGAAGTGTTCTGGACAGCTTGAAGGGTTTGATTTGGATGCGGCGGTGAAATCCATTCAGGAAGGTGACACCAACATTACCTTTGCCCTTGGTGAAGGTAGTTCAACCCCTGAACAGAGGTTGAACAGCCTGATTGATTATCTGATCAACGGGCGCATTGGTGAAATCTACCGTTATAGGCGGTTGGTATGGTAAATAAGGCCGTGCGAACCGCCTTGGAACGGTTGTGGAAGGATCGGTGTTCTATCTTCATTCGTGAGGAAGTCACCGATCCTGTCACCCACCTGACGGATTCTGAAGAAAAGCCGCTTCTTCAGGATCAGACGTGCAAGCTGTCTTTTGAAACATTAACTTCAACCAATGGGGATGAAGTGGCAACCGCCCAACAGGTGGTGAAGCTGTTCCTTTCCCCGGATGTGAAGGTTCCAGCAGGATGCAAGATCATTGTCACCCGGCCAAACGATGTGGAACGAACCTTCACCTATTCCCGTTCCGGTGAACCGGGTGTTTTCTCCAACCATCAAGAAATCATGCTTGAACCCTTCAGGGGGTGGGCCTGATGGGAAGATGGGGCCGATGTGATTACCGGGAATTGAAGAAGCTGGATGAACGCCTTCAACAGCTTTCGGAAGTTGACATGGATCGGCTTTGCCGGGATGCCGCCAAGAAGATTGCCCAAATCCTTCTGAATAAGGTGAAGAAAAGAACCCCCGTTGGTGTGGTTCCGCCGTATGCCACGGATGAAGCCAAGGCAGAATATTGGCCCGGTTATCGTGGCGGTTCCTTGCGTGACGCTTGGACGATCCTTCCCATTGAAAAACATGGGGAGCAGTACACCGTGACCATCATCAACAATTTGGAATATGCGTCCTATGTGGAATACGGCCACCGGCAAACACCGGGGCGCTATGTTCCCGCCTTGGGAAAGACCCTGAAGGCAAGTTGGGTGAAGGGGCGGTTCATGCTGACGATTTCCGAACAGGAAGTGAAAACCTTGGCCCCGTCCATTCTGAATGATATGTTGTATGACGCTTTGAAGGGGGTGTTCAGTTGATCAATGAAATCATCAAAGGTGTTTCCATGAAGCTGAACGCCACCTTTGGAGCCGGGTACAAAATCTATCAGAATGATGTGGAACAGGGCTTCAAGGAACCCTGTTTTTTCATTGCTGTCCTGAAGCCTGACATTTCCCCGTTGCAGAAGAACCGATTCATGAACCGGAACCCGCTGGATGTTCACTATTTCCCAACCAGCGGGAGAAACAACGCTGAATTGTTCACTATGGCCGAGGATTTGATGGAATGTTTGGAGTTCATCACCCTTCCCAATGGGGATGTGCTTCACGGAACTTCCATGAGTTATGAAGTGCAAGACGGGGTTCTTCACTTCTTCGTGAACTACAATTTGACACTTCGCAGAGAAACCGAGGAAACCGCAATGGAAACCTTGGAAACTACTGTGGAGCCAAAGAAAGGGTGATTGAATGGCTACCAGAAAGAAAGCCGCCACCGCACAGGAACCGACCATCACGGCCCCGGTGGTATTCCCCAAAGAACGGGTGTTGACCTTCAGGCGTTACGCTGACCGGCGTGATCTTCTGTCTGTCCTTTTGGAAGATGGGAAGGAATACACCTTCGATCAGATTGATGGGCTGATCAATGACTTTATGAAAGGTAAGGTGAAATAATATGGCCCTTGGCGGCGGCACCTTCTTGGTGCAGAACAAGGTTCTGCCCGGTGCATATATCAACTTCATTTCTGTGGCGCAGGCAAGCGCCACCCTTTCTGACCGTGGCATTGTCACCATCCCCCTTGCTATGAATTGGGGGCCTGAAGGCAAGATTTTCACGGTGGAACAGGCTGACTTTATCAAGAATAGTCAGAAAATTTTCGGCTATGCGTACACGGCGGATGAACTGAAGCCTATGCGTGAAATCTTCCTTCACGCCAAAACCGTTCATTTCTTCCGCCTTGGCACCAGCGGCGTGAAGGCGGCTAACACCTACGCAACGGCCAAATACCCCGGCACCCGTGGTAATGATCTTCGTACCGTTATCACGGCGAATGAAAACACCACAGAACAGAAGCCGCTGTTCGATGTGGCAACCTTCTTGGGAACCGTTCAGGTTGATCTTCAGGAAGGTGTGGCCGCTATCACCGATCTGAAGGTCAATGCCTATGTGGATTGGAAGTCCAGCGGAACCCTTTCTTTGACCGCTTCCTTGCCCCTGACGGGCGGCACCAATGGCACCGTGGCCGATTCCGACTATCAGACCTATCTTGATCAGGCGGAAGCGTACACCTTCAACGCTATGGGTTGCACCGAGAGCAAGGCCACCATCACCGCCCTGTTTGCGGCCTTTGCAAAGCGGATGCGTGATGATGTGGGCAAGAAGTTTCAGGTGGTTCTTTTCCGCAAGCTGGCCGATTATGAAGGTGTTGTGAGCGTCAAGAACGGCCTGACTTCTGACAAGACTTCCACCGCCCTGATCCCTTGGGTTACGGGCGTGATCGGCGGAACGGCGGTCAATAAGAGCGCCACCAACATGACCTATGATGGTGAATATGATGTTGATACCGATTTCACGCAGACCCAGCTTGAAAACGGTATCAAGGAAGGTTCCTTCATGTTCCATCGTGTGGATGAAGCGGTGTGTGTCCTGACTGACATTAACAGCTTCATTTCCATCACGGATGAAAAGTCCAGCGACTTTTCCAGCAACCAGACGATCCGAGTTTTGGATCAGATCGCCAATGATATTGCCGTTCTGTTCGGCAAGAAGTATCTTGGCAAGGTTCCCAATGATGCCGCTGGCCGGATTTCCCTTTGGAACGATATTGTGAAGCACCACACGGAACTTCAGGATATTCGGGCCATTGAGAACTTCAGCGGCGAAAATGTGACGGTTGAAAAGGGCGATACCAAGAAATCCGTGGTGGTTACTGATTATGTGACCCCCGTGAACGCTATGGAACAGCTTTATATGACCGTCTATGTTCAGTAAGGAGGTACAACCATCATGGCAGATAGAACCATCATGAACGCCAAGGATGCTGTTTCCGCTTCCTTGGCTGAATGTTTCGTGACCATCGGGGATAACCGTTACAACTTCATGCAGGCTATCAACCTTGAAGCCAACTTTGAGAAGAACAAAACGGAAGTTCCCATTTTGGGCAAGACCGGCAAGGGCAATAAGGCCACCGGTTGGAAGGGTACGGGTTCCGCCACCTTCCACTATAACACTTCCATCTTCCGTGAGCTGATGAAGCGTTATAAGGACACCGGCGAGGATGTCTATTTTGACATTCAGGTGACAAATGAAGATCCCACTTCTTCTGTGGGCCGTCAGACTGTGATCCTGAAGGATTGCAATATGGATGGCGGCTTGCTTGCCAAGTTTGACGCTGATGCGGAATACTTGGATGAAGATATGGACTTCACCTTTGAAGATTTCGAGATGCCCGAAACCTTCAGCCTTTTGGCCGGTATGCAGTAAGCAGAGCGCCCCGGCCTTACTTCGGTAGGGGCCGGGGCCTTTTTTCGTATCAAAATATAGGAGGAAAAAACAATGAGCCTGTCCGCTTTTTTGGCTGAAAACGCCGTTCCCGTTGAGAACATCAAGTTTGTTGCTTCCAAACGCTTCTTGGGTGAGGATGGCAACCCCATTCCTTGGGAGATCAAGACCATCACCGGCACCGAGGATGAAGCCCTTCGGAAGTCCTGTGCCAAGCGTGTTCCGGTTCCCGGCAAGAAGAACCAGTATCAGAAGGAAACCGACTATGATCTTTACCTTGGCAAGCTGGCCGTGGCTTGTACCGTGTTCCCCAATCTGAATGATAAGGAACTTCAGGACAGCTACAAGGTCATGGGCGCTGATGCCCTTCTGAAAACCATGCTGACCCCCGGCGAATATGCCGAATACCTGACCAAGATTCAGGAAGTGTGTGGTTTTGATACCACCATGCAGGATGAGGTTGATGAAGCAAAAAACTGATCTGTGAAGGTGATGGTGAAGCCAACATTGCTTACTATTGCCTTCACGAACTTCATTTAACACCTTCCGCCTTCTATGCTTTGCCCCGGCGTGAACGGGCCTTCATCATTGCGGCCATTGATGTTCGGGTGGAAGCTGAAAAGAAGAAGCAGAAGGAAATTGAACGCAAACAGCGCCGGGGCCGACACCATTAAGGCCCCGGCTATTCTCCAAGAAAGGTGGTGATCCCTGTGGGAACTATCCGAACCGCTATTGCCCTTTATGATGGTGTTACCAGCCCCCTTCAGAGTATGCACAAGGCTATGGGTGTTGTGCTGAACACCTTTGAATCCATGCAACAGGCTTCCGGTAGAGCCGTTGACACGGCGGCAATCCGGGAAGCCCGTGAAGAATGGGCGAAAGCGGGAACCGCCTTTGATACCATTGAAGAAAATATCAGGAACGCCAACAACGAACAGCAGAATTTCAACAATTCCATCCGTGGGGGTAGCAATTCCGCCAACGGGCTTCTGTCCATCATCAAGAAAGTTGCCATTGCCGCTGGTGGTATCGCCGGGATCAATAAGGTGCTGAACATTTCGGATGAATTGGCAAGCACCAAAGCTCGATTGAATTTGCTTGTGGATGATGGCGGTTCCGTTGAAGCCTTGGAACAGAAGATCATGGCTTCCGCCCAGCGTTCCCGATCCGCTTATTTTGACACCGCTTCCGCCGTTGCGAAACTTGGCCTGAACGCCGGTAACGCCTTCGGTGGCAATATGGATCAGGTCATTGCCTTCATGGAACAGGTGAACAAACAGTTTGTTATTGGCGGTGCTACGGCCCAAGAGCAGAGCAACGCCATGATCCAGCTTACACAGGCAATGGCGGCGGGTGCGCTTCGTGGTGAAGAACTAAATTCCATTCTGGATGGTGCGCCGGGTATCGCAAGAGCCATTGAAAAATATATGGGCATTGCGGAAGGTTCCATCAAGTCTGTTGCACAGGAAGGCAAGGTAACGGCTGAAGTGGTGAAGAACGCCATGTTTGCTATGGCGGACGAAACCAACGCAAAGTTCGATTCCATGCCCAAGACTTGGGCGCAGATTTGGGCCGGGATGAAGAATCAGGCCCTTTCCATGTTTGCCCCGATCCTGACCAAGATCAACCAGATTGCTAACAGCACCAAGTTCCAGCAAGTCACCACAGCCCTGATCAATGGGCTTGCCGGGGTTGCCAATATTGCTTCTTCGGTGCTGGATATTCTGATTTCCATTGCTTCTGTGATCGTTGATAATTGGAGTTGGATTCAGCCTATTATCATGGGCATTGTGGCCGCTATGCTGATCTATAACGGTGTCATGTTGGTTGGAAATACCATTATGGCGGTTCAGGCCGCAGTTAAGGCAATTCACACAGCAATGACCACCGCTTGGAGCGTTGCCACCTTTACCGCAACAGCGGCCCAGCAGGGCCTAAATGCGGCGCTTTTGGCTTGCCCCATTACATGGATCATCCTTCTGATTATCGCTGTGATTGCGGCTATCTATGCGGCTTGTGCGGCAGTTGCAAAGTTCACCGGCGTTGCCAATAGCGGCTTCGGTGTGATTTGCGGCGGAATCATGGTGGTGATCGCCTTCTTCAAAAACCTTGGCCTGTCCGTGGCGAATATCGCCTTGGGTATCTGGAACGCTTTGGGGGCCTGTGCTTCCAACATCGGAACGGCCTTCCACAATGTCATTTCCAATGTTCAGGGGTGGTTTTACAACCTTCTTTCCACAGCCCTTACCGTTGTGGCCGGTATCTGTGAAGCCCTGAACAAGTTGCCCTTTGTCGAATTTGATTATTCCGGTATCACCAGCAAAGCAAGCGAATATGCGGCCAAATCCGCTGAAGCCTATGGCAATGTAGAGGAATACAAGAGCGTTGCCGATGCCTTCAATGAAGGAATGTCCACCTTTGACACCTTCAAGGATGGTTGGGCCGCTGATGCTTTTGCGTCTGGTTCGGCTTGGGGGGATGGCGTGGCGGACAAGGTTTCCGGGATGTTTGATTTTTCCGCCTTGGATTCCATGGGCGCTGATGCCATGGATGCTTTCAACCTTGGCAACAGCCTTGATGATATTTACGGGAACACCGGTGATATTGCAAACAATACAGCGGCCACCGCCGATGCTTTGGATGTTACGGAAGAAGATTTGAAATACCTTCGTGACATTGCGGAGCGGGAAGCAATCAACCGGTTCACCACCGCTGAAGTCAAGGTTGAACAGACCAATAACAACTATATTTCCGGTGACACCGATCTTGATGGAATCATGGATGCTTGGGCCAATGATTTTGCTGAAAAGCTGGATGTTTCCGAGGAAGGAGTGCATGAGTAATGGCGTACAAGATGTATATTTCCAGTGTGCTTATGCCCATCACCCCTTCCAAGGTGACAGTCAAGATTAACAACCAAAACAAGACCATGACCTTGATCAACGGGGAAGAAATCAACATTCTGAAGGCCGCTGGCCTGTCTGATGTGTCCTTTGAACTGTTGCTTCCCCAAGTGTCCTATCCCTTCACCAATGGTGGAGCGCAGACCGCCGCCTATTACCTTTCCCTGTTTGAAAGGCTGAAGGTGAGCAAATCCCCGTTCCAATTTATCCTGAACCGGCAGAAGCCCGGTGGCGGGATGTACCACTTCACAAACCTGACTGTGGGCCTTGAAACATACGAAATTGTTGATGATGTGGATGAAGGCTTTGATGTAAAGGTGAAAGTGAACCTGAAGCAGTACAGAGCCTATGGAACAAAAACCGTTACCATCAAACCCGCCGCCACTTCCGGGGCCACTTCCACGGCTACGGTTCAGGCGGCACCGAGGGCAACCACCAGCGCCCCGAAAGCGGCCACCTACACGGTGAAGGCCGGGGATTGCCTTTGGAACATTGCCAAAAAGCAGTTGGGCAACGGAGCCGATTACACGAAAATCTATAATCTGAACAAAGACAAGATCAAGAACCCGAACCTGATTTATCCCGGTCAGGTTCTTACCTTGCCTTCCTGAAAGGGGTGATTCCGTTTGGCAGTTGAATTGTTCATCCAGCATAACAGCACCATTCAATTCCCCGTTGTCGAGGAAGGCGCACGGCTGACCTTGGAACGCAAGGGAACCCCCGGAAAGCTGGAATTTACCGTGGTGAAGGGGCCGGGGCTGAACTTTGCTGAAGGTGATCCGGTGAAGCTGACTGTGAACGGAACCGCCATGTTCTATGGCTTTGTGTTCAAGAAAAAGCGTGACAAAGGCGGCACAATCAGCGTGACCGCCTATGATCAGCTTCGTTACCTGAAGAACAAGGACACCATCACAGAAGAAGGGCTGAAGGCTTCCGACCTTCTGAAGCGGCTTGCAACCGATTTCCGGTTGAATCTTGGCACGGTGGAAGATACCGGCTATACCCTTGAAACCATCGTGGAAGAAAACCAAACCCTGTTTGATATGATTCAAAACGCCCTTGATGAAACCCTGATGAATACCAAACAGCTTTATGTTTTGTACGATGATGCCGGGAAGCTGACCTTGAAGAACATCAATTCTATGAAGCTGAACCTTCTGATTGATGAAGAAACCGGCGAAAACTTCAGCTATGAATCCAGTATTGATGAGCAGACCTATAACAAAATCAAACTGGCCTATAACAATGAAAAAACCGGCAAACGGGAATTGTTCATTGCACAGGACGGGGAGAAAATGAACCAATGGGGTGTTCTTCAGTATTTTGAGGAAGTGCAGACACAAACCGGCGCTTCCGCCAAGGCGGATGCCCTGTTGAAACTGTATGACCAGAAAACCCGCAAGTTGACTATTCAGAACGCCTTCGGGGATGTGCGGGTTCGTGCTGGAAGCGCCGTGGTGGTTGCCCTGAACCTTGGCGATATTGTCACCAACAATTACATGGTGGTGAACAAAGTCACCCACACATTCAAAGGTGATGAACACATGATGGAACTTGACCTGATCGGGGGTGAATTTATTGCCTAACCCTGTTGAAGTGGTGAAACGGGCGGCGGTGGAAGCTGTGGAAGCCGGGAAACCGGTGAACATTCTGTTTGGAACTGTCCTTTCCGCTTCACCTTTGAAAATTCAGGTGGATCAGAAATCCATCTACACTTCCAAAATGCTGATCCTGACACGGAATGTAACTGATTTTGAAGTTGATATGACAGTGAACCACAGCACGGAAGAAAAAGGCGGTGGTTCTGGTGCGGCGGCTTATGAAGCCCATAAACACGCCTATGTTGGCAAAAAGACCTTCAAGGTTCACAACGCTTTGAAGGCCGGCGAAAAGGTGCTTCTGGTTCGGGTTCAGCAAGGCAAAAAATTTGTGGTCATTGACCGGGTAAAGGGGGATTGATGATGATTCCGCAAGTGCAGGACGATATTAAACAGGATTTCACCATTGAAACCCTTCCAAGCCGAACATTCAGGATGAACCACAACACCCTGACCATCATTGGCACCATTGATGAAATCCAAGCTGTGGAACAGGCGGTATTCCTGATTCTGAACACAGAACGCTATGAATGGCTGATCCATTCTTGGGATTATGGGGTTGAACTTCATAACCTGATCGGGAAGGATGTGGAATACTGTATTCCCGAAATTGAACGCCGGGTTCGTGAAGCCTTGCTTCAGGATGATAGAATCACGGCAGTTCAAAACTTTGAATTTACGGTGAACAAAAAACAAGTGCTGACTACCTTCACGGTGGTCAGCATTTTTGGTGAAATCAATGCAGAATTGGGGGTTGAAATCTGATGTATGAAGCACAGACCTATGAAGCAATCCTTTCCCGGATGCTTCAGAAGGCGCTTTCCATCAATGGCAATTTGGACACCCGTGAAGGTTCGCTGGTTTGGTGCGGTGATGCCCCCGCCGCCGTGGAATTGCAGAACCTTTATATTGCCCTTGATACGGTGCTGAATGAAACCTTTGCGGACACCGCAACACGCCCTTATTTGATTTTGAGGGCGGCAGAAAGGGGCCTGACACCGCAACCGGCAAGCCCCGCCGTGTTGCAGTTGTCGATTACGCCAACCAGCTTGCACCTTCCCATGAACACCCGCTTTTCCATCGGGGAACTGAACTATTATGTTTCGGCTGACCGTGGAAGCGGCAACTATGAAATCACTTGTGAAACCGATGGTGAAGCCGGGAACGATTACACCGGAACGGTGATTCCCATTGAGTATGTGGAAGGGCTGGAAACCTGTACCATTTCCGCCGTGGTGATCCCCGGTGAAGATGAAGAAGATACCGAGGTTTTCAGACAGCGGTATATGGACAGTCTGAACGCCCAAGCCTTCGGCGGCAACCGTGCGGATTATCTGGAAAAGGTAAACGCCATTCCCGGTGTTGGCGGTGTGAAGGTTTATCGGGTTTGGAACAGCGATTTGAACCCGTCCAAGCTGATTCCGCCCACGGGAACCGATACTTGGATCAGCGGCCTTTCCGGTGTGTCCGAGGAAATCAAGGCGTGGTTGGATTCCGTGTATGCGGCAGGAGCCAATAACAAACTGACCGTGGGCGGAACCGTCAAGCTGGTTATCATCAACAGTTCCTTCAAGAAGCCTTCGGAAACCCTTGTGGATCAGGTGCAGACCGCAGTTGATCCCCTTCAGAACGCCGGTGAAGGCGTGGGCATTGCGCCCATCGGCCATGTGGTGAGGGTGGAAGGCGTTGGGGAAGATACCATCAACCTTTCCTTCGATTTGTACTATCAGCGGGATTGGAGTTGGGAAGATGTTTCCGCCTATGTTACGGAAGCAATCAACGGGTATTTCTTGGAACTGGCTGAAAGTTGGGCGGATCAGGATGAAGCCCTTGTGGTGCGTATCAGTCAGGTTGAAAGCCGCCTGTTGGGTATCACCGGTATTCTGGATATTGCCAATACCAAAATCAACGGTGAAGCGGCCAACTGTACCCTGACGCTGGATCACATTCCGGTTCTTGGCACCCTTGAACCCGGAACCATTGTGATTGGCGGATAAGGGGGCCGGGAGCATGGAACGAAAACTGATTGATTACCTTCCCTATGTGATCCGGGATTACGCAGAATTTCAGGGGATCATGGGAAGTGAACAGCCTGAAGTGGAAAAGGCGTGGGATTCCGCTGATGATCTTCTGGATAATCAGTTCATTCCCACCGCTGGAAACATGGGCCTTTCCCGTTGGGAAAAAATTCTAGATATTACCCCCAAGGGAACGGACACCCTTGAAGATCGCCGGTTCCGTATTCTAACCCGTATCAATGAAGAACTTCCGTACACCTTGCCCCAGCTTCGGAACATCCTTGAAACGCTGTGCGGCAAGGACAATTATTCCGCTGATGTGGAGGAAGGCACCTATCAGCTTCTTGTGAAGATCGGGCTGGCCGCAAAGAACAATTTCACCGATGTTGAAGCATTGCTGAACAGAGTGGTTCCCCAAAACATGGTTGTGACTTTGCTTCAGCTTTATAACACCCACGGTGAACTTGGCCGGTTTACCCATGCCCAGCTTGCCGCCTACACCCACGATCAGTTGAGAAATGAGGTTTTGAAGAATGGCGAATAAAACACCCAATTACAATTTGGTCAAACCCCTTGAATCTGAATTTTATGATGTAGGGGTACAGAACGAAAACATGAACAAGATTGATGCCCAAATGAAGGCCAATGCGGATGCAATCAAAGACCTTCAGGACAGTCAATCCGGGAAAGCTGATTTGGTGGAGGGCAAGGTTCCCACCGCCCAGCTTCCCGAAATGGACTATGATCCTTCCGGTACGGCGGAAAGCAAAGTAAGCGCCCACAATCTGGATGAAGCCGCCCACCCCTATCTATTGGGGCAGATCGGAACCTGTGTTGAAGCGGCGCAGAACGCACAGGAAGCCGCAGATGCGGCCTTGGAAGCTGTGTCCGGGATCGTCTATACCATCAACGCTGTTCCTACGCAGAACGGAACCCTGACCTATAACGGACAGGCCCAAACCCCTTCTTGGAACGCCTATAATCCCGATGCGTTGACCTTGGGTGGCACAACCACCGGAACCAATGCGGGAACCTATACGGCCACTTTCACCCCCAAGGGGAAATACAAGTGGGCTGATGGTACGCAGACCGCCAAGGAAGTAACTTGGACGATCAGCGCCGCCACCATGACGGTTCCCACGCAGAAGAACAGCCTGACCTATACCGGATCGGCACAATCCCCCACATGGAACAACTATGACAGCGGGAAAATGACGCTTGGCGGAACTACCAGCGCCACTAATGCCGGTTCTTATTCCGCCACCTTCACCCCGAAAACAAACTACAAATGGGCGGACGGAAGCACCGAGGCCAAGTCCGTTGCGTGGAGCATTGCCAAGGCCGCTGGTAGTTTGAGCCTGAACAAGACTTCTATCAAGCTGACCGCCGCAAAGACCACGGACACCATCACGGTAACAAGAGCCGGTGACGGTACGATCAAAGCCGTTTCCAGCGCCCCTTCCGTGGCTTCTGTGAGCGTTACTAATGGGGTGGTAACTGTTACCGCCAAGGCCAAAGGAACCGCCACAATCACCGTCAGCGTGGCCGCTGGCACCAACTACACAGCGCCTTCCAATAAGACCTGTGCCGTTGAAGTGACTTTGCCCACCAATGTTCTGAACGATAACAGTTGGGCAACCATCCGGGAAGTCAGTTCCGCAGGATTGGGGGCAAACTATTGGGCCGTTGGTGATGTGAAGGCCATTGTTTTGAACGGTACGGTTATCAACTGTACCTTCAACAATCTGACCGTGAACGCCTTCATTTTGGGGTTCAATCACAATTCCGCCAAAGAGGGAGCGAACAAGATTCACTTCCAGATCGGAAAGATCGGTTCCACGGCGGTTGCCCTGTGTGATAGCTATTACAACAATACTGGTGGCGGATTCCGTATGAACACCAGCAACACGAACAGCGGCGGTTGGAACGGTTCTTATATGCGGAAAACCGTATTGGGCAACACCAACACCCCCACAAGCCCCTTGGCAAATAGCCTGATGGCGGTTCTTCCGTCTGATCTTCGTGCTGTCATGCAACCCGTGACAAAGTACACCGATAACACCGGCAATTCCAGCAACAGTTCCGGTGCTGTTACGGCAACCACCGATTACCTGTTCTTGCTGGCTGAATTTGAAGTGTTTGGTTCCCGTTTTGGTGCAAACCAGTATGAACAAAATTCGCAGGCACAATATGACTACTATAAGGCTGGCAATAGTAGAGTAGCCTATAATCATTCCGCCGTGTCCACGGCGGTGTGGTGGTGGCTTCGTTCCCCTTATTACAGCGGCAACAATACCTTCCGTAATGTCACTACGGATGGCGGCAGCGGTAATAATTACGCCACTTACTCTGCTGGTGTGCGGCCCGGCTTTGCCGCCTAATCCCCCGCAGGATTATCCCGGCCCCATCCCGCCGCCGAAAGGCGGCGGTTCCGGGAGGAACCCCAAAACAAAAATAATAATGGCGGCGTAAGCCGCCCGACGATTTTTGAAAAATGGGGTTTTTCCGGTAAAGTGCTATCATTTGACTGTCTTTTGAGGGCAGACGCAAGGCGATACAAGCCATACAATATTTATGAGCCTGTTTGAAGGGGGTATTGTATGGCAACAAACAAGCGTGTTTTCACCTTGCGCCTGTCCGATGAAGTCTTTGACAAGATCGGGGCGCTTGCAACCCGTGAACACCGATCCATTACCAATTACATTGAATTTGTCCTTCTGAAGCACTTGGAAGAAGTGGAAAAGGCAGAAGGTTCAATCAATGTCGATAATTCACCCAAAGGGGTATAACTGAAAATGTCTGTCCTGAAGCAAAAGAGAACCACAAGCAAGGCCGAGTTCATCAACACGGCCAATCAGATTTATGTGGAAACCCTGAATTTCCTAACCCGTCTTTCGGCCCGATATTCCCGGCTGATTGCTGAACCGGTTGCAAAGCTGGCCGGTGAGATCATCGACCATGCGGAAAAGGCCAACAGTATCTTTCCTTCGGACAACCAGCGTATTGAATTGCGGAAGGCCCATCTTCTTGAAGCACGGGCTTCCCTGATGGCGCTGGATGTTCGCTTAACCCATGTTTACCTGATTCTGAACCAGAACCCGGAAGGGGCCTTCACCACTTCCAAGGGAAATGCGGTAAAGTCACAGGATGCCATGGAAAAGCTGGATAAGATGGCCCAAAACTTGGGTGAACTGATCGACAAAGAAAACGAACTTCTGAAGGGAGCAATCAAAAATGTAACAGCGAAACAGAAATGATTCTTCATTAGGTGTGCAACTGATAATGAGCCTGTTGGCGGTGTGGTGGTGGCTTCGTTCCCCTAATTACAACAACAACAATAACTTCCGTAATGTCAATACGGATGGCAACAACAATAACAATAACGCCAATTACTCTGCTGGTGTGCGGCCCGGATTTTGCAAATATACACGGTCAAATGTAGTAACAGAAGGCAAACGGCTTTTCAGGTGAAAGATGACCGATGTAAAAGGAGTTGTACTTCCTTGGGTTTCAATCCCTAAAACTGCCCTTTGATGCCCTTACACGGACGCTTCTTGCATGGTGGGTGATTGTGCCTTAACCCATTTCATGTGTGAGGACAAAGCAATTTAGATGGCACCCTACAACGAATTTGTACGAGGGGCGAATACTTTTATTATGACAAGCCAAGAACGGCATGAAGCAAGGTTCCAGCGCCGCAAAGCAAAGCGGTTGGAACGGAAACAGGCCCGGTGTGATAGCCTTGGGCCAATGAATAAAGTTTTTTCCTATCGGAAGATGTTCTTCTATGGGAAAAAGTGCTGTAACGGGGTGCGGTGGAAGCAAAGTGTTCAAAACTTTGAAGGCCACCTGTTTTCTGGTACGGCAACACGGCGGCGAACGGTGTTGGAACAGACTTGGAAGCCCAAAGCCTGTTCCCATTTCACCCTTCGGGAAAGGGGCAAAATCCGCCCGATAGATGCCCCGCACATTACGGATCGACAAATCCATAAAACCCTTTGCAATGAAGTTCTGATCCCGCTGTATTCACCTTCGATGATCTATGACAACGGGGCAAGTCAGCGGGGAAAGGGCCTTCATTGGCAGTTCAAGCGGATCAAACAACAGCTTGGATGGCATTACCGGCGCTATGGCCGGGAAGGTGCTGTGTTGCTGTTGGATTTGAAAGGGTTCTTTCCAAATGCTTCCCACGCCCTGTTATACCAGCGGCACCGGGAATTGATTTTGAACCCTGAACTTCAAAACTTGGCTGATACGGTGATCCAGTATTCCCCATGCCCGACACCGGGCCGGGGTATGCCTTTGGGCGTTGAGCCTTCCCAACAGGAAATGGTGGCGTTACCAAGCAAAATTGACCAATGGATCAAGTGTCAGGCCCGTGTTCATTGCGCCGGTCATTACATGGATGATTACTATGCTTTCTTTCCCACGGTGGATGAAGCAAAGCTGATGGGCCATGAAATTGTAAGGCGTTTTGAAGCCGCTGGAATCCGAGTGAACAAGCGCAAGTGTAAGGTGATCCCGCTTACAAAGCCGTTCCGGTTCTGCAAAGCCCGGTTCACACTTACCGAAACCGGCAAGATCAAGGTGAATGGAAGCCGGGATGGAGTGAAACGGGCAAGGCGAAAACTGAAGCTGTTTCACAGGGAGTTCAAAGAGGGAAAACGATCCTTCTTTGACATAGAACAATACATGGAATGCCAAAGCGCCTATTACCGGAACTTCAACGATCATGGCCGGTTGTTACGGTTGCGGCGGCTTTACCATGCAATCTTTTTCGGAGGTGGACAATGTTTAGAATCATCAAAGCCGGGGCCGGTATCGGCCTGACCGAGAACCTGAACTACATCAAGAAAGCCGAAAATGGTTGCTACATCCTTTGCCCGGAGCATGACGCTTCGGGCATTGTTTTTGAGGGTGTGGCTTACCATTTGTTGGGCCGTGCCGCTATGGACGAACTGGAAACCGTGAGTTTGGAGGAAACGGACGCAGGAACCGAGATCACCAAAGCCACAGAAGCCGGTGGAATCGTCTTTGTCACCTTGGCGGAAGCCGGGAGCATTGACCCCACCACGGCGGCTGAACACGCTGATCTGTTCGCTGAATGGGCTTTCCCTGTGGCCTACACGGTAGGGCAGATTCGCCGGTATAACGGAACCCTTTACAAGTGCGTTCAGGCCCATACTTCCCAAGCGGATTGGACACCGGACACGGCTTCCAGCCTGTGGAGCAAAACGAGTGATCCCGCTGAAGAATGGCCCGAATGGAGCCAACCGGTAGGAGCGCATGATGCTTATTCCAAGGGGGCAAAGGTGAGCCATAAGGAAAAGCATTGGATTTCCACGGTGGATTCCAATGTGTGGGAACCCGGTGTGTACGGGTGGGAGGAAAGCACGGATGGAGTATAAAACCTATGTTTGCCGTAAACGGGCAAGGTTCAAGGCGATTTGCGGACAAGTGAACATTCCGTATGGAACCACCCTGAATGGTCAGGGTGGTTTTTTGATCCTGAATGATCTTCCGGTGTGTTCGGCCACCAGCCAAAACGCCTATGACTTCTTCACACAGAATGATGATGGCATGGGGCAGGAACGGGGCGAACTGTTGAACCGGATCATTCCCAAGCTGGAAAAGCGTGATGCCGGGTATCAGGCCCGGTGGGGGAAGATTTGGGAAGATGCCCTTTGTCAGAAGTACAAGCGCCCGGATCAGGAAGAACATTGGATTTGGAACTTCGACTTCTACAACGGCCCTGTTGAGGATTTGCGCTATATTGCCGCCCTGATCGGGGCCTGATAGGAGGGAAAAGCCATGACGATTTATCAGGTGTTGTGCTTGATTGGTGTTCCCGCCTTGATTTTGGCAGTATTCAAATACCTGTGGAGTCAAATCAAGCATAATACCGAGGATTCCAAGGCTTTGAAGGCCGGTATTCAGGCCCTTCTTCGGGCGCAGATGATCAACGATTTCAATAAGTATTCCGAAAAAGGCTATGCCCCAATCTATGCACGGGATAATTTTGAAAATTGCTGGAAGCAGTATCATTCTTTGGGGGTGAATGGGGTGATGGACGATCTTCACAGAAAATTCTTGGAGTTGTCCACCGATCCCCCGGAAGAATGAGCAGACGAACCAAAAAGCCAAAGCGTGAGTTTTCCAAGCTGATCCTGTATGTGGTGGGGGCCGTAACCGTTGGGGTTACGGCCTTCACCCTTATCATGGTTTGGAAAACTGAAAACCTTGAACCGCTGGCCTATTTGATCCCCGCCATATTTGCTGAATTGGCAACCGCAACCGGGTTTTACTATTCCAAAGCCAAAGCCGAAAACCGGATCAAACTTCGGAAGTTGTATGGCCCGGAAATCTATAACGATGCAAAGGAGATTTGAAACCATGCTGAACGCTGTTTTGAACAATCTGATCAATCTTGGGTGGGCCATGCTGATCTTCCTGTGTGCGTACCTGTCCAATGTTGCTTTTTCCCTTTACTACAACATCAAGGTTTTGCTTCAGCCCTTCGACAGACAGAAAATGATCAATTCCGGGCTGAAGGTTGCCACCTTCGTTGTGGGCCTGACCTTGCTTTGTGTAGCAATCACCACCCTTCCGATTTATGCAGATCAGCTTGGGTGGGCAATCCCGGAAGAATACACAGAAATTTTTGCTGATTTGGTTATTGTGGGCGCTGTGCTGATGGTGTCTTGTAAGTATATCGCAGAAGCCTTCACCAAGTTCAGGGCCATTCTTCAGGTGAAAGGAGATACAGAAAATGAGTAATTCCCCCCTTGTAACCTATACCCGGATCACGAAAAACAAAACCAGCCCCCGGAACCATGCCATTGACACCATCACGATTCATTGTATCGTTGGGCAATGGACAGCAAAACAGGGGTGTGATTATTTCGCCACCACAGACCGGCAATGTTCTGCCAACTATGTTGTTGGTAAGGATGGTTCCATTGGCCTTTCCGTGAATGAAAAGGATCGTTCTTGGTGTTCCAGCAACGGCACCAATGACAACCGGGCAATCACCATTGAAGTTGCTTCCGACACCACCCACCCTTACGCCGTCACCGCCAAGGCTTATGCGGCCCTGTTGGATTTGGTAACGGATATTTGCAAGCGGAACGGGATCAAGAAGTTGGTTTGGAGTACAAACAAGAATGACCGTGTGAACCATCGGAACGGATGCAACATGACCGTTCATCGTGACTTCGCCAACAAAGCCTGTCCGGGGGAATATCTTTATTCCAGACACGGGGAGATTGCCGCAGAAGTCAACAGAAGGCTTCAGGGCGCTTCCAATGGTGGTGGGGTAGTAGTTACACCCCCAGCCGCAGAAAAGCCCACGGGCGGCACCACAGGCGGCACCACAGGGGCCACCGTGACCCCTTACCATGTGCGGGTGAAGATCACCAACCTGAATATCCGTAAAGGCCCCGGCACAAACTACGGTGCAACCGGCTACATTCAGCCCGGTATTTATACCATCGTGGCTGAAAGCACCGGCAAAGGTGCGGCCAAGTGGGGCAAACTGAAAAGCGGTGCCGGGTGGATTTCCCTTGACTACGCCACTAAAACCTGACCATGAGAAAAGGCCCTTCCGGTTCAAGCTGGAAGGGCCTTTTTTGCGTGTTTCTACTATGTTACTAATAACCCCGATTTCACCGAACTTCAAAGGTCTGAAATGTTCAGTATTTGGGCGTTTCAGAGCGTTGCAGAGTAGAAATATTTATGGTATGATAAAAACAGATTAGGCGGGAAGTCCCGGTTTTCCGGGGTTTCCCGCCTTTCTTGTTACTATCGTGTTAATAGTTCAGTGTTCATCGGCCTATAATGTTCACCGCTTTGAACGGCCCCTATTGACATTTCAGCGGCTTTGAATTATACTGAACATAGAACGAGGGTGCCACCGGCAAACGGTTGGTTCCCCTACTGGATTACAGAAGTAACCGCAAGGTTGGGAGCCGGGCGGTTACTTCTTTTTATTGGCCTGCATGAACAGGGCAATAATGCCAACGATTAAAATACCTGTCTGAATCAGATCAGAATATGTAACCATTTGACAGCCCCCCTTTCTATAAAGATCAGGGGGCAAGAAGCGCCCCTGATCTGGTCAGGGGAACTAACCACTTGCCGTTTATCGGTAGCACCATCAAAAGAATACCATAGGATTTGACAAAATTCAAGGGCTTACTGAATTAGTTCAACGGTGCTTTTCAGTTCATCCAAAGTCTTGTGATTATAGACCCGGTTTCCTGTGTCCTTGGACACATGGCCCATGAGAAGATCAATACACTTCCGGTTTGCCCCGGCGCTGTCCAGTTGGGTTTCAAAGGTGTGGCGGCATTCGTGCGGGGTGTGGTTCATCTTCAGAGCCTTCATAATGTCCGCCCAAAATACCCGGTATTGGGTTTGGGAACAGACCCTTCCATTGTAGCTAATTAGGCGGGGGCCACCTTCCGCAAGGCGGGATTCCACCAAGGGCCTGATTTTGGAATGGATAGGAACCACCCGATCCTTCCCCGCCTTGGTTTTGGTTCCGCCCTTCATCGTCCCGGCCTGAAGGTTTATATCTTCCGGCTTCAAGTTCAGAAGTTCGCTGATCCGCCACCCGGAATAAAGCAGGATCAGAACCGTGTCAACCCAAGGTTCTTTCTGATGTTCCCAAACCTTCTTGATTTCTTCCTTGCTGAAGGGAAGGCGGGTGGTTGGTGGGATAGGATCAGAAGTCAGCAAGTCAGAATAGCAACGGGTGATAATGTCCATTTCAAGGGCAAACCTGTCAAGATGGCCCCAAAGGTTCTTAATTGCCGCCTGTGTACTGTACCCCTTCCCGCAACCGTCAATGGTTTCTTGCATTTGGTATGACCGGATTTGTTTATAGGGCTTTTCCCATAACGCTGAACAATGCTTGAACGCTGAACACAAAGATGAACGGTTGGATTCTCCCAGCTTCGGAGCCTTCTTTTCTTTCCAAAGTTCAAACAGTTCCTTCATGGTGATCTTGGCCCGGTCAACATCCCAAGGATCACGGTTATATTCAGCCAATAGCAAATTCCCGGCTTCACGGGTTTCTGTGTAACCCACAATATCATAGATGGGATGGCCCTTGTTATTCCAGCCAATCACTTTTTTCACAATGAATGGGCGGCGGCGATTGCCTGACAGCTTCGCCACAGTCCCATACCCATTGGGATTCCGCATTATATCACCTGTCCTTTCAGGAAAATGGGTATGGCAAAGCCAAACCCGATGTGATATAATGTCCAATGGGGATTGAAACATTAACTTCAAACGGGTTTTGTTTCGCCTGACCGCTTCCGGTGTGCCACCACCGGGGGCGGTCTTTTTTTTTTGCCTTCTGTTACGATCTGTTCTATCAAAAACCTTTATCCTATCTGGTATTTATCTAATAGAACAGATAGAACAGATGTTATATTACTTAAACTTAAAAAGTAAAAAAAATAT